TCAGCTTGCTGCCATGCCAGCCTGGGTCGCACCAGCCAGCAAGAAGATGATTGAGACCTTCCCTTGCACGGCTTGACTTGAGTACAAACTGTGCGCTGATGTCTTCTGGTATATCAAATCGCTCAAGTGTTTCAGCCAAGCAAAACTCGCTGGGCAAGAGAAGGTATGGGTCATCTTTTGTTTTGCCTGAGATATCAATCCGCTGTAGCTCTGGAGTTTGAATCGACTCAATCATCAAGTGATCGCCAAGCCGTACGTCAAGAGAAGCTGGATTTAACAGTTCTGGAGCGAAAGGCCACACCATTTGACTGCCGTCACACTTCAGACGGATCTCCCAGTCGCTAAGAACTGCCATTTATTTTAAATCCACAGGCTACTGGACTTTCAAGCACTAGCATTGGTTTTCCCACTCTTATGAGGCGGGTCAGTCAGGCTTGCCAGGGGCACCCGGCCTGCTAATTAACTCATGGCGCGAGAACCATGCGTAGTGCCCCAATTATTTACTCATCATCTACAAGGATCACCCATCCAGAACCTGGACCTTCAACCTGCCAGCGTTGATTAAACGTCCTACGAGGCACTCTGACATTTTTTCCACTATTTCGAGTGTCATGCCCGCCACGCTCAATGCGTGGAGCGCCCATTGGGTCGTGCATCACCCACTGAGCGTCACCAGTTGACTCTGTGCCTTCAAAGCCAACAATGACGCTCCAATGACCGCAAGTTTGAGAACCACATTCCGGCGGCTCACCTCGAAGCAAATTTCCGCGATGCAGCCAGCCAGCCATAACTGGGCGACCGCTTGCAATTTCCGCTTCGACTAATGCCCCGTCACCATCACTCCTGAACTCGGCGTTCAATCCAAGCTCTCTCAGTGTCCTCACCTGAGCCTTGACGTCTGTCGTGTCGCCAAATTTTCTCCGCATCTCTCCATACTCTTCTGCGCTGCCCACCTTGCCGTACATAATGGCCAGCATTGCTGCGGATGCGTCTAGACACCGACGATGCCCCTTGTACTGAAAATTTAATTGGTGAACATAAGGAACAACTGCTTTCTGAGCAATGCCACTGGCTTTCCACGCCTCAAACCACGCTGCATCCTCAGCTAACAACTCTTGCGGCAGAGCATCTTCCAGCTCTTTTACTGCTGCTGCTTGATGGGGCGTTCCACGGAAATACTCAAAGAACGGCAAAAGTGCTAGCGCCATCAGGTTTCTAAGGCGAGGCGTCATCGCGTTAATCCTGCCGCGTCACAACCCTTGTTGCCATCAAGAAAACCTGTGTAATAGACCAGGCCAGCAGCAGTCAGCATTGCGCCAGACAGCACCGTCACTGCCGCTAAAAGAACAGCAAAGATGATGCGCTTAGCAATCATTTCCTGGATGCTTGTGGAAATAAATTCTTCTCCAGCAGCATGCAAAGAGAGTCGTCAACCGTGTTGTCGCTTCGCTTGGCGTAGGCCCACAGAAGATCCATCACCAAGCGTTTTAAGCTTTCTGAGCGTAAAAACTTAAACAGGATTGGTTTGATGACCAAGAACATTTCAGATTGATCAACTGCAAAAAGTCTAATTCCTGTGCTCTGTACCCTCAACTCTTGCCATTGATCTCTCTAGTAGCGATAGCCTTGCAAAAATTTCCTGATCAACGCTTTTCATATCTGTGTGCAGCACGTCAAGCTGACGGCTGAGGTTGTCTACAGCAACGGTCAACCGCACCAGTGAATCCCTGCCCTGCTGGCTTTGTGTTCTTAGCCCAGACACAGCAAGTCCAGCTACGGTTACCGCAGAACCCATAGCAGCAGCCCAAATTTCAACCATGCTTCGACCTCAGCACTGATTCCATCATGGCAGAACCGCAAGAAAATCAAGAAAGCCAAGACAAAGAAGGCATCGCGATTGCAGACATTGTGAAATGCGCTGTGCTGTTCTGGTCCGCAACGCTTTTGACTGTTTCCTACTTAGGGATCTTTCCTGAGATGAAGATGGACAATACCTTTGTCGCATCGTTGCTTACTGGTTCCATGGCGTCTTTTGGAATCGAGCGTAAAGCAAATGGTCAGCAGAAAAAACAGCCGCCTAAGATTGACTCAAAGGAGCCACCAAAATGAAACGCTTTTTGCCTTTGATCACGTTGCTGGCTTTCAGCCCAGCAGCAAATGCTGATCTGACTCACAAGATCATCTCTTCAGTGTCACTGCAGGTGGGTGGCGCGGTGACAAGTGCAGATCGAATCGGCAGTTCGTTCAGTATTTCAGGGACAGGTGTTGATACAACTGACTCCCATACAGCAAACACCGTTTCAGCCGGAACAATTACAAGCGGTGTCTACGCACCAGGCACTATCGCCGCAACGCAAGACACTCCAGGTGAAGCCTTCTCATTTAGCCAGAGCTACACGCAAGCCGATGCCGTTCCAACATCAGCTGTGACAACAGGCAACGCTGCAAACTTTGGCAGCATCATTAGTACGGCTCACGGAGTTGCAGGCGACCTAGCAGGCACAATCGCTTCGGATGGGGCCATGACAATTACGGCTGGTGGAGCTAATACCCTGGCTATCGGTCAGCTGACCACCGAGTTGACAATCAAATGATCTTGCTGCTGTTGTTGTTAGCTGCCGCCCCAGCTGCAGCTATTCCTGTAGTGCCTAATTTTCAGCAAGGCACTTTAAATTCCACCACTACGACCAAGACTAAAGTAAACGAAGTCATCAACTCATATGAATACCGCACGGGTTACGAGCTAACTGTTTCTGGAACAAACATTGAGCCTACAAACGGTGAGCTTGCTGCACGAGCTTTAACTACCATGACCAATAATCTCAATGGTATTACCAGCACTTGGACTGGTCTTGACCCAGCAGATAAACCAAGCTGGCGCATCGTGGGCGAGGGTGGTCCATTCTCGCTAGTCGAAACATTGATGAACCCTGGACTGGTTAATCACACTATTATCAACAGAGAAACTGATATTGAATCCATCACAGAGACGACAAGTACATTCACCCAATGAAGCGAGTTATCGCAGCGTTGCTGTTTCTTTCCGCTCCAGCGCAAGCGCAAGTATCAAGCACTGCAGCCCCGGTTGCGAACAGCTCGGGAAGTGTCACAAACCAAGCCGTGCAGGTCGTTCCTAGCCGTCAATTTACTAATACCTATGGCGGTGGAATTAGCTGTCAAGGTGCAACGCTGAACATTAATCCTTTTCTCAGCAGCACTACTAGTTTTGCAACGCCATATGAGGCTTACTACAACGAACCAGTCTATGACCAAGACAACCCCGGTGTAGTTTTGTTTGAGCAACCAATACGCACCGGACAGAAAAATAACTTCTCTGTCAACGGCGGCATTACTGCAACTATCTCCGTTCCACTAGATCGACATCACGTAAGAACTTGTCGTGCAGCAGCAGAAAAGCAGGTAGCTCTCATGGATGCAAAACTTGCTGAGCAGCGGCTCATTTTTGAGGTCAAGCGCATTAAAAACTGCGCAGATTTAATGAAAGAAGGAATCATGTTCCACCCTAAATCGCCGTACAGACAGATCTGCGCTGATGTGGTGCTCACCAATCCACCTGGCGTGTTACCGCCCCACACACATCCAATCACTTACCCAAAGCCCGCCTCAAATCCCGAACAGCTTGATTCCGGTGACGCTGCTGCGCCCGCCGCTCCTGTAAAGATTCCAGTTTCTCCTTACGGCCAAGCTTCTGATTGATCTTCTTTACTACCTTCTTGGTTAAAGGTTTAGCTAGCTTCTGCAATATGGACACGATTGGTTTGGCAAAAATTGCTGTCGTAGTGGCTACAGCAGCCGTCAAACTTATCGACACTACAGGCCCAGCATCAGGCAGATAATTGTCAACTACCTGCTCAACAGATACAGATTCCCAGAGCTTGACGCACTCACCATCTCTCAGTTCATAACCCGTCAAGATCTCTGTCCCTAGCTTGTTAAACGAACCAATCTCCTTTGCGCCAAAAGGTGGGCATGGCTTGTCTGTAGGCAAATTTGATATATCAATCGGAGCGCCTGGAATGCTTGTTGACGTTGTTTGAGCTGGACTTGATGCCTGTGACTTTTTCTTGGCAGCTTTTTTACTGGCTTTAGTTGCGTTTTCTACAAGTTGGCTAGCTGTTTCAGAATCGACAGATGGGGCTTCTGTTGCGGCAACCTCAGGCGCTGTTGTAGCTAATGCAGGGTTATAAATTGGCGGGTTATAAGAAGGCATCGTTCCACCGCAAACAACGATGTTCCCGCTTGGGTCGTTGTTGTAGGCGTCTTTATTGCCAGGCTGTGAGTTTCTGGTCTCTACGCAGCCAGGCACGTCTGCAACAGGAAAGCCGAGCAATAATGTGACAGGTGGGGCGCTCGGGATGCTTTGCGGTGGCAGTGCTTGCCAAGTCGGAATCTCTGGAACAGAAATCCTCGGTAACTTGATCTCAGGGATTTCTGCCATTAAGGCAGCTTGAACGGCACAGCAGGTCCGGTGCTTGTCGGCAACTCTGGCATCATCTCGTCAACCTGACCAGGCAACATCTCAGTCACTTTGCCCGTCACATCACTAAGAATGTTTTCCATGTACCCGTTGATGATTGATGGGGCACGGTTAAAAAGCACCGCTCCACCAACCAAAATCCCGGTTGAGAAAACAAAGCCCAGTGTTCCGAGAGTGTTGAAAACTTTTTGCATAGCTAGAGCGAGGCAAAGAAAACCCCCCGGCTTGGTGTGAGGATTAGATCCCACCGGGAGGCTGCGGGTGTGTTCAGGTCCGCTCTAGCAGGCTACTCAGAAAAGGAACTTGACGCCAGCTTTTCCGCCGTAGCTATTGTTGTCGTCGCCAGTAATGCCTGAGATCTCGCCATATACGGAAAGCTTCTCAGATGCAGCCACTGATCCCCCAACTTTGCCGGAAAATTCCATTTCAGAATCAGCGTTATCAGGTGTGACTAACGCTGGACCACCCTGCAGGTACCAGCTGTAAGGACCATTTCCACCTTCGTAGCCAAGGTGAATATCTGTGGTTGCTCCTGAATAATCGCTACCGCTCCAGCCAGCGTTTGCTTCAACGTTGACGTAGGGGCCGGCGAGTGCAGAGAGGGGAGCCAAGGCAAGAGCGCCAGCGGCTGCACCAAAAACAGTTGTCTTGATCATTTGTGAACGTGAGGTACGTTTTTTCCGTGACTACCGTAGGTGGTTTCTGTATTTTCGGGAGGGGTGAGGTGTGCATTTTCTAGCTTGTCCCCTTCATGATTTGGAGCGTATTTGTGATGGGACAGAGCAGCTGAACCAACAGCAAAACTCACACCAAGAAACGTCGCTGCAAGCAGTTTTGTCATTGGTTTTGATACTTGATCGCTAGACCAGTGTAGAGACCATGAAATTCATCGCCAGGATCATCGCGACCATCTCGCAAGTAAAGGTGATCTAACCAGAGCACTCTGTTTGCCATTGCTTCAATGTCCTCTGCTCCTGGCTTGCAGGGAATCATGGGGTCAGGGCGCTCCATCAGGACGGCTCAGTTGGCCAACTAATGTTATTTGGAAACCCTTCTGCTGCAGTGATGTCGCGGAGTGCTGTGCGGTAAGCCTTCCATTCTGTCTTCTTAGCCGTAGTCAACGGACTGTCAGTCAGAACGGTCCAGTCACACGCGGCAAGCTTGAGGTT